CGCCTGCCCAACGTAGGTGGTCTGCTCTATCTCCTGGTTTTACCTGTGTGTCTGGTATCACTAGATGCTTAGTCATTACTGATCTCCGTGGTTGGCGAAGTTTCCGTGTAGTTCTTCTCTGGCTGCTCTTACTACTGCATCAGCTTCTTCTGGTGTGTTGTAGCTACCTAGAAATATTCTTTGTGTTTGGTGCCTTATAGAAGCGTAAAACATTTTTGATCTGCTGTTATAACTAACCCCTTTAAAGCCAGACTTGTTATTCTTGTTTAGTTTTCGATTGTATTGATTTTGGCTTAGACTAGCAGGGCGTAGGTTATCTAAACGGTTGTTTGCCCTATCCCCGTCAATATGATCTAAAACAACAGGTAGATATCCTTTGTGCATCAGGAACACGACTCGATGTGTTCTGTAACGCTTGTAGTTAATCCTTAAAATACTATAGCCCTCCTTGTCAAGAGCGCCTGCTTCTTTCCCTACAGTTACTCCCTGTCTTGCAGATTTCCAATACAACTTCCCAGTCTCTCTGTCGTAGGTGAATAGTTCGTTCAATAAGTCTACAGTTAAGTCTCTCATTTCTTTTTCCTTCTCAGTCGTTCTGCTGCTGTCTTAGCAGCGTGACATTTATAACACAGCACTTGATAGCCTGACGCTTCTAGGAACATTCTGTTTATGTAGGTATTCCAATCTACGAAGCCGACTTCTGGTTGTACTACTGGGTCTATATGATCTACTGCTGCGTTGTTTCTCTTGCGTGTACGTCCTGCCAGTGGTGGTAGTGTGGCAGAGCCTTCTTTCTTGCACTCTGCACACTTGTAAACACCTCTCCGCACCCATGCTGACTTCTTAGCATCGTGCTTGACACCCCACTTACCATGAGCGCCTCGCAGTGCTGAGATGATAAAGGAACGGAAACGCGCCTCTGTCCATCTTCCGTTATTAGGCACTGTGTAGCTCCCATATCTGCCCTTCAGAGCGTCTAAGCCACAATAGCCTACCGTTCTCTATTACTCGTTCCTCACTCCCTAGCATCTCTACGCACACGTTGTAGTAGTCCTGCTCGTTCTTGCAGTCCTCTAGCAACTTGGCTGACTTCTTCTCACCTATACCGTGAATACCTACGATGTTATCTATGCGATCACCCATCAGTATCTGGCGATAGAAGAAATGTAAGCCCTCTTCTGGCGTGACGTAGTATCTGCGTTTCTTAACAAAGTTGTAGTGCCAACCAGGAATCTGGTCAAAGTCTTTATCCAACGACACCATTACAGCCTTGTCACCGTGAGTAGTGGCTTCAATTGCTATTGCATCATCAGCTTCCTCATTATCGGTGACTAAAGCTGCCCACTTGTCGATAAGGTGATCCCGTAGTGCCTGTATATGCACTGGCTTCTCCTTATTCTTGCGGTTGCCTTTGTAAGGGGCGGTAATGGCATATTCGTTCCTGAAATTGCCACGACCAGTGAGATACAGAACATAGTGCGAAGTTTCTTCGTCAGCGTTAAGCTGCATCAGAAGGTCTGCGATAAAGCCGTCTATAGTGTTGATGGCTGTTTTCTCAGACTCTGTGTTGCACGACCAACCTATGCGATAGACCAGTATGTCTGCATCAATTAAGATCACAAAGCTTCGTCCATAGCTACTTCGTCCATCTCAGCACCACCATTGTATGCGATGAGGTCTGTAACGACTAGCTTCAGCAACGATGCGCTGCGTCCTGCTTGACCTGCGGGTGACTTCCAATCGTAGTATCCGATAACTGCCTTGGCTTTAGAGCCGTTGCCAATCAGGATACCTTTGATCTCGTTACCGTCAGTGTCATACGCACGGATAGCGTTGGTAGACTTGCAAGTAATAAAGTCTCCTTGACCTGCTTTGTTGCGTACTCCTAGACCCATCATCTCCAGAGCTTCCATAGCGGGAGCAGATAACTGAGTGAGGTCGATCTGATACTTACCAGACATACGGTTAGGCTCGTTAAGACTTGCCCACATGATGTCTGCGTTGATTGTTACTGGTTTAGATTCTGACATAGTATTTACCTTGTGGTTATTGTAGCGGTTAGTGTAACATATTAATGTGTTTCTGCCCAATTGTTTCCTACATTGTATTTCCCATCAAGTGGACAGCGCAGACTTAATTCCGTTCCTGCATCCCTAATGGCTCTTACTGCTGCTTTGCCAACTACGTCAGCAAAATTCTCTGGTACTTCTATCTGAAATTCATCGTGTACATTCGCTACTAGCTTGTAGGGTATATCGTATGTCGATAAGCGAGAGGCCAGTAGCACCAGTGCCTTCTTCATTACAACGGCTCCTGCACCCTGTAACAGCGTGTTCAGTGCTGCGTGTTCGCTCCTGACTCTAAGTAGTCTACCGTCTAAGCTAGGCAATGTACCTGCTAAAGCAAACTTAGCCACTCTTTCACGCAACCTAGCCAGTGCAGGCGTGTTACGCAGGAAAGAGTCTATAAGCTTCTGACCTTCCTTGTAGCCACCACCAACTATCTGACCTATCTTGGCTGCACCCGCACCATAAAGAAAAGCATAGATAAAAGTCTTACTTTGCGAACGATCAGTCAAGCCTGCCGCCTTCATGTTGGCAGTGTGGATGTCACCGCTGAGTATCTCGTTAGTATAGTTCTCGTCACGCATGTAGTGTGCAAGCATACGGAGTTCTAAGCCACTAGCGTCTATGCCTACTAGCTTGTATCCTACAGGAACACGCCAGAACGAGCGCATCTCTCTGCCGTAAGGCACTGTTACTGCGGGACACTGAGCCATGTTAGGGCTGTGGTGCGTCATGCGGCCTGTTACAGCACCGTTAGTGATTACTCTGCCATGCACTCTGCCGTCCTTGACAAAGGATAACCAAGAATCTATCTGCGCTGAACGCTTCTGTAGCATTAGATATTCATGGATTAGCTTTGCTTCAGGTATGTCGATGCCCTCCAGAACTTTTTCGTCTACTATTATGTTACCTTTCTCTGTGGTCTTCTTAAACTTCACTCCAACAGCCTGTAGACGCTCTGCTATCTGCTTGCGTGATCCTACGTTAAACTCAGTTACCTTGTCCTTCAGACGCTTCTCCGTCTTCTCTGACCACCTCTCCTCCACTATTGGCGGGAACACTATCTGTAGTTCCGTTGTTATCTGTCTCATCCTGTGTGTTATGTCTTGCCAAAGCAAGGTTGCAGGTTCTACGTCTAGCATGAAGCCGTTGCGTTCCTGTTGAGCCATAATGATAGCTACCTTCTCTTCTAAATCTACGCATTCTCCTGTAAAGCCCTCTGTGTCTAGTAAGTTTAATAGATGTTTATAAAGCCTAGTGGTTAGCTTTACGTCCTGCTTACAGTAGATTAGCATCTCTTCAGAAAAGCCACCGTCATAATCGCTAAACTCTATCTTCTCATCGCCAAAGCGTTTACCCCACGCATCTAAGCTGTGTCCACCGTCCAGAGAAGGGTTCCAGAGCCTGCTCATAACGAGGGTGTCACGTTGCTTGCTGTGAGGTATGACAACGCCCCAGACCTTCTCTAACACTGGCGAATCAAAGCCTATGAGGTTGTGTCCGACAACACCGTCTGCCTGCTCAAGAACAGGCAATAGAGTAGCAGCGTCTGTGTGTGTTAACTGCTCGCCAGTAGATACGTCCTCAGTTACTACGCACCAGATAGTGTCGTGGCTGTAGTTCGTTTCTATGTCCAGTGTTATCATTGTACTGTCTCTCGCTAGTGTCTTTGTTACTGTGTCTGTCATAAGGGTTGACATGCTTAATCCAGTTCTGTGTTTCCTGTCTCTCCAAAACCCAACCGCCAATCTTGCTCATACTCTTGCTCCTTAATAAAGTTATCTGATTCGCTACGCAGGTCTTCTCTCGACAGCGTAGCTATTTCGTCTTCAGCGAAGTAGAAACAATCGTTGCACATTTCCACATAGTCGTTGCTCTGTACTGATCTTCTCGTTGCTTCAAAATCCGATAGTGGTGTGTCGCAGGATATGCATCTCATCTACAGTGCCTCTTCTTTAATTTCTACCATTCTACCCGTCTTAGCGTTAAATAGCAATCCACCCGCAGGCCCAGTAGTTCCACAAAAGCGATTCTTCAGCACCCTGACGTTGGTGGTGTTACGCTCTATAGGATCAGCAGCCTGACCGTTACGCTCTAGCCCTATCACCATGTCTGACAACTGAGCAATACTAGCAGATCCTCTAAGCTGAGAAAGTGAACTTGCCGCGCCCTCTTCATGGCCTTTGCCGTCTGGTCGCTTCAGGTGGCTAACCATAAACAGCGTGATGCCAGTCTCCTGCACTAACATTCTAAGCTTGGTGCATATCTCGTCTAATGCTTTTCTCTCGTCACCGTTGCTCTGCGCGGATACGACAATGCTTACGTGATCTAGGAATAAGAACTTGGTGTCCAACGCTTTAGCCATGTAGCGACAACGAGCCACAATGTTGTCTATGCTAGTGCTTCCGAAGTGGTCAAACAGAAACAGCCTTTGCGTTCCCATCGTATCTTCAAAAGCTTCCCAACGCTCCTCTTCTGTACTTTCAACGTCAGGTAGATGCAGTGGCTTGTTAGCCGCCAGAGACATCAACGACAGTGCTGTCTTTCTAGCATTCTCTTCCAGAAATAGCAGACCTATATTCTTGTCGGAGTTCTTCAAGATGTGATAAACAATCTCTCTGACAAACTGTGACTTTCCTAGCCCTGATCCTGCTGTAATTGTTACTAGTTCGGACTCGCGGATGCCATAGGTTAGCTTGTTTAAGTTCTCCCAAGGATACATAACAGCAGACTTCTCGACTGGTCTGTTGACCTCATCCCAGAGGCTAGCACCGTTGATGATACCATCAGGTACAAACTTCTCTGCCGCCCAGAATGCCGCTGTAAAGCCTTTGATGTCGTTAGCGACAAGGTAGTCGCAAGCGTCTTTATGACCGCCAGTGTGCTTGACTATAGCCGCCTTACCGCTAAACAGTTCTGCCACCTCTTTAGCCGCCTTATTACCTGCCTCGTCAGCGTCAAAGCATACAATGATAGCCTGAAAGCTGTCCAGATACTCATAAGCCGCCTTGCAGTCCCTTAGAGCGCCTCCTGCACCGTTCCTGACGCTTACGCAAGCATACTTACTGCCTTGCATCTGATAAGCCGCAGCAGCATCAAATTCACCCTCACAGAGCGTTATGTATTTACCACCACCGTTGAAGAGTTGCTGTCCGAATAGACCCGCTTCTGACCAGTTACCTACATTGTAGAAATTCTTGTCTGGTAGCCTGATCTTAGCCGCTATAGGCACGTTGGCATCTTCTGGATTGTGGTAACTAAAATAGGTCTTGTCTGGCTTCTCTAATATGCCGTAGGTCTTAGCTGTAGCGGTGTTTAGCCCTCTGGACACAATAGACTGATAGTTAGCTGTTGTCAGTAGCCTCTCAACTGAGCTAAAGTCTGGTTTTGGTTTAGGCTCTGAAGGCTCTGGAATCTCTACAGGGCTGTAACCGTCACTGACGGCAGTGTATTCCCTACAACTGTGGCAAAAAGTAGACTTAACAGCCCCACTTTCTGTAATGTTGATCTGTAAAGCATCACTGCTACCGCAGTCTCCGCAGGGTTGATGTACTAAATTGCTCATGACTCCACCTCTTCGTATACGTTACCCCAAGAAATGACAACAAAGGGTAGATAGAGTAACACTCCCTCAAAAGGCATTGCTGTAGTCTCTTCGGTGTCAGTGTTGTATACCCACACACTGCGTGAATCACTGAATTCAAGGAGAACCCCACAAGCATTAATAAATGATAAGTCTAAATTTCGGTCAAATAGTCTCATTAACATTCTCCTTGAAGGTAAAAAGTTATCGAATCGAATTCCCCCCATTCTGTGTGCTTGGTTTCTCTGGTGGTTTTCGAGTGATCTTTAGTTCTAAGACCGTGTTCGTCTTTCACCACTCTTCCGTTTTTGTGCGTCTTCCAAGCGTATGTTTTTTCCTCGTACTCAATAACAGGGTTAGTACTCAAATTCTCAGAGAAATCAAACGCAACGCCATAGGTTTTGTAAACATAACTTTCCACCGCTAGGCAGATTTCCCACTGATCTATTTTAATTCTCATTGTGTGACCTCCGAAAAGTACAGCCTGTTAAACTGAAATCCAATATCGTCATGTAACGCCTCTAAAGCCTCTATTTCGTCACAACTAGGCACAAAATCAGCTATTTTCTTCAACGCCTGCGCGTTAATGTTAACATCTCTCAAAAGCATGTAGAAATACTCTTTCTTATTTTCCATTGTTCTCTCTCCTATCAAAGTGCATGTCGTATTCTGATGACTCTGCAATAAATTTAACTATCTGGTCTTGCGCTATGTTATAGAGTTTAGCGGCCTCTCGCAAGCTTAAAACGCCATTAGCTATGTCGTTAGCAGCTTTCATTGTTGCCTGAACCTCTGGATT